CGCACGGACCTGTGGTATTTTGTGTGTTGCCGCATGGCCCTCCGGAACTCCGTCCTCTCCCGCCTCCCCATGATGACCCCCATGGCGATGGTCTCGCTCTACCTGAGCGATCCTCGGGTGATCTTTATCAAGCCCGAGGCCCACGGAGTCAAGAAGATTGCGGCGTCCCGCTGGCGCTGCATTTGGAATGTCTCCGTGGTGGACACCACGATCCAGTCCCTCCTTCACTCGAAGCAAAACAAGAGGGACATCGCCGACTACAAGGACGGCCTCATCACCCACCAGGCAGCGGGGATGGGGCACCATGACGAGGGAATTGCCCATCTGGGCCGCATCTTCGAGGAGATGTCGGACCACGGCACCATCGAGCTCACCGACGACGACGCGGAAGGCTGGGACATCTCATGCCGCCGCGACCTCGTCCTGTTCGACACGGAGGTGCGCATCCGCCTCTTCCGTCGCGCCGTGGCCGCCTTTGACAAGCAGACCCAGGAGATCGTCCTCGACCACAAGGCTTTTGCCCGAGGTTGGGTGGCCTCCCTCCTCGCCGAGGGCTACTGCAACTCCGCGCACGTGTTGAGCGTCGGAGAGACCCTCTACGAGGCCCGCGTGTTCGGGATCACTGCTTCGGGCATCATCTCCACGACCGCCCAGAATTGCAAGGGCCGCAGCTTCCAGGCGAAGAGGTGCGGCATGAAGCGGAACCTTGTGCAGGGCGACGACCTCGTCCACCGCGGCTCCCAGACGGAGCGCATGCGCGCCAAGGTCCGCCGCTGCGGCACGATCATCAAGGACGCCCACACCGCGCTCGGGAGCGTCAGCTTCACGAGCCACGTATTCACGCGCCAGGAGGACGGGTCTTGGGACGCCCGTTTCGACAACTTCGAGAAGATGATGGCCCACATCGACCTCCGTCGCAAGGCTGGCGAGCCCCCGGCGGACGACGTCGTGGCCGGCTGTCTCTTCGCAGTTCGCCACTCCCCCCTCCAGACCTCGCAGTGCAAGGCCTACGTCCGGCTCCTCGGCGGCAACTCCGCCGTCGAGCCCCGCGACACGACGGCCTGCGAGGACGCCTTTTGCTAGGCGCGTTGCATGACTCAGCCAGGCCGG